CGGCGACGGCGGTAAACGAGGCCGTGTCCTTGACAGAGGGACTCGCAACGCTCGAGACCGTGATCACGCAAGACCCGGCACCCACCACGGAGACCAGACCATTGCCGCTAACGGTGGCAACCGAGGTATTCGAGGAGGAGTAAGATATCCTCTTGTCGCTAGCGTTGGACGGTGATACCGTCACGCCCAACTGGACTCTCGCGCCTACGGTCAGCTCCTGCCCATCAACGGAGGACTTGTTGGTTATCGTAATCAAGCTTACAGGGGTTACCGGCGGTGTAGACCCCGCAATAGACCCTAAATTAGATGCGAATGAGCAATCTGTTAAAATTATATATTTCCCCATTTTATAAATTATCTATAATTGAACTGTAGTAATTAGCAAGTTCAGGTTTTAATTGGGACACGAAGTATCCAAGGTCATTTAGGTACGTGCCACGTACGTATGACACCGATGTCTCTCTCACTCTAGATATTAACGTGTCTATTGTAGTAATGATGCGGGAATCCCCATAGACGTTGACTATGCCTTTGGCCTTATTATAGGTCACGTTCATCAACCTATCCTGTCCCTCGGGGAATGTTATCACGCTAGAGGCCGTCAGATTCATCGTGAGTGTCGCATCCGTAAATTCAAGGGGGTTACCGTTGGCGTCCTTGGTAGGCATATATATTTTTATATGGAAACGTGCCCCCTCCTTATAGACCCGTATCTTAGAATATTTACGTACGCGATAGTAGTCAAAGAATTCTAGCAGTGACGGAACCCACATTATATCAGCGCCGCCTTTTCCATAGGCGGTAGAGAAATCACGTAGCATGTTTATCTTTACGTCAATGGCGTTATGCGTACCAAGTACCATGAAACGACGGTTCTCCACATCCGGTATGGTCAGCTCATTGGCAAAATCGGTGACAAATGTAGACAGCCCTCCATCATCAAACCAACCACGTCCAATGGAGTTTATATAAAATTGCTCGTTGTATGACGTGTTGTAAGGCGGTAGATCTATATTGTTGTATTCGTTGGAGGAGCCAGTGAACCATTTTATGTAAGCCGCTAACGATCCGTAGGCGTCACCACTTTGCCAATACGCCAGATTGGTCGCGGGACTCGCCACGGTGTAGCAACTAAACTTTTTAAACAACCTTGCGGCATGGCCATAGCCGGCTTTATCCCCATCCGGTATAGCGTGCATACGACATCCGTGTAAACCAAAGATTTTATATAGAGTATCGTCCATCTCAAAACAGGGAGATAACGTGGCGTGATCACCTTTCACCCCTTTTGGTAAATTGAACATTGTCCCTAGATAATCTATCTGTTTAGCATCATTTTCATTCACGTTATGAGACCCCAGACTATTACCATATAAATATATTTCCTGGTAATTGCTATAATGGCTATTTGTGGAGCCTGAATACAATGTGTCTAAATTAGAGCAAAGCAAGCATCGTGGAGTGCCATTGTAGTATGGTTGCGGCATAAAAATTGCCGTAAAACAAAAGCGTTTGTCAAGACCGCAACTATCAGTAGTCATTGGGATGTCGTAGGTAACAGTCGATAATCCCTTACTTTTAAGAGTGGGGAGCTTTCCTGCGAGCCATTGGTTCTGCCCGTACGTCACGCCATTACTGGTAGAGGCCAGATCACGCCCGTTGAACAGGGCGAAGAACCTAGCGTAGCCGTCAGTGGCGTTATCGTCGATCGAGACCGTCATGGCTATCTCCTTGCCGTATTTTAAAGCGGCGAAACCGATACCGAGCGAGTCGATATCCGGGATGGAGCCATCCTCCACCGTGAACTCGAAACCACGGTACTCGGTGCCGTCATCAACCTTGACGTAATTCAGGGTCACATGGATGGCGGATATGCTAGATACCGTCTGGGAGGGGGTCAGGACAAGACGCAAGCCTCCGGAGGTGTTTTCCAGCGAGGCCTTGTTGAATACGTTACCGTATACGATCTCGCCGGAGCTGGAGTGTACCGCCACGTTATTGATGACCACATATTTTTTATAGTCGATAAGGTCGAGGAACGGGAAGGAGGCGGTGACACTCGTCCCGGCGGTCAAGGAGCTCGCCTGCACGGTCACGATCCGCTCGTACAGGGGGAGCAGGATCACCGCCCCGTCCGTGTCCTCGTATTTGTACTTGCCTATCACGGCCTCGCCCGTGGAGTCCACGATCTTCTCGTAGGTGGTGCCGGGACCGGAGCCGGAGCCGCCTATCCCGGAATTGATCAGCTCAAGGATATGGGGGGATAACGCCGCGGCGTCAAGCCCATCCGTCTCCGTGTACTGCAGCCCCACGTTACCGCTACCGTCCGTCACGTAAAAACCCTTCTTGGTGGTATTGAAACCATCCAGTTTCCCGTCAAGTCCATCACCCGTGACGTTAATCTCCGCCACGATCGAGTTGAACTCCTCGGCCGTGAGCTTGTCACCCTTCCTCTTTGTCGCTATATTCAATGCCATACCTGTTTTTATTATATCATGTTATTTTTAATCAAGCTCGAAATCAAACTCATACGGGAAACCACCCGTCACCGCCTCCCCGGGGGAGCAGAGGAACGGGTACCCGCCGATGAAGGCCCTCGTGATACGTCCCTCGGCCACGTCGAGGCAGGCGTACAGCGTGTCCTCGCGCCTGTCGCCCAGCGAGAGGTAGGAGTCGTAAGGCAATACAATGATATTCCCCGTGCCACCTTGAGCGATCCTCGAGTACGGGAACCGCACGTTACGGTTCGTCGTGCCGTCCACCCCCATCAGCACGATATCGTCCAGTGCCCCCGCCTCCGGCATCTCCGTGATCTTGCGACGGCGGACCTCCGTCCCGCCGGTCCCGGAAGAGGCGCCGGCGTCCAGACCGGCGATATAGCCCGTGGGGGCCGCCGCACGGTTCAGGGACAGGTCGACAAGGGCGTCATCCTCGGTAGAGACAAGGAAGTCGTCCTCGGTCGCGAAGGCCGTGAACGCCAGCGTCAGGCTGAACTCCACCACCACACGTCCGGACAGGCCGGCCAAGGTCCAGCCGGAGGTCGATTTATAGTAGCAACCGTACGACCTGCCCGTCCCCGCGTAGCCCAGCGAACGCTCCCCGGGCCGGATCAGGTCGTTGAAGAAAGCCGTGTAGCACCGCCAGAAACGCTCTATCGTATCGGTGACCAGACAGCACTTGAACGTCACGTCCTTGCCCTCGAACACCACGGTGTCGGCGTCGTACAGCACGCCGTCCATCGTGGAGAACCTGCGGGTGAGGTTCTGCCTCACGGCGGCCGACCTGAGAACGCTGTCCCGTCCCTCCTCCACCATGACACCGTACGTGTCGAGGGGGACCCCGTCGAGGCTGTAGGATGACCCCGGGATCAAGACCCCGCCACCTTGCGCCGCCGGGTAGGTATCCTCCCTCATGGGGAAGTCATCGGCGAAACGGAGGCTGAGCGAGACGAGGCGGTCCGCCGTGCGCCCGTACGTGACACGGCCCGGCTCCGACAGCAACCGCAACCTCCACTCACGACCGAGGGCCGGGACACGCACCGTCCGGTAGCCGGGTCTCGCCACGTACGCTATGAACTCGTCGATATCCATCGCCGGGTCGCTGGCGACAAGGGGGATCGTGAGCTCCTTGCCCGACAACACGGGATTCTCCAAGTCCACCTCGATGCCGTCCTCCTCCGGCCACACGTTCTTGTCCGGCTCAACCAACGCGGGGAAGGAGAGAAGACCGTCGTAACCTCCCTCCGTGATCCACACGCCGAAATCGGTGTAGGCGTCCTTGCCGTCTATGTATAACTCACCCCTCATAAGATCACCACGGTATTATCCTTGTCTATCTCAACCTCTCCCCCGATATTCACCAGCAGGATCACGGCGTAGTCGCTCGCCACGACCCTAGCCTTGCCGCCGTGCATGAGGATCACCTTGTGAACACGCTCGTTATCGTCTATCGTTATCACCGCATCCGTATCACCTATCACGGCGATATTGCCGGGATTGGTTACGTCCACGTGGCCGGAGTCAACGTACACCCCGTAGGGCATCACGTGACCGGCCATGCCACGGAACATGTCTAGCGACGGGAAATCATTCTCCGCGCAAAACTCACGCCCCTGCGGGCTGAAGAACAGCCACACGAGGCTTCTCCAGTCCGTCACCCCGTTAGAACCACTGCATGCCCCGAGCGAGAGGGCCGATTTGATTATGTCGTTAACCGTCTCCATCATTATCTTGATCTCATTAATATACCCTTGTCGTTAATAGTCTTTATACCGGAGGCCGCCGACTTGGTATTGGCCTCTATCTTTTCGGATAGAGCCTCTATACGTCCGGAGATCTCCGCAACCTTGGCCGTGTTCTCCGACACCTTCCCGGACAGGTCCTTGATCGCCTCCACGTTCTTCCAGCCTCTTGTCTGGAGGTCGTAGATGAAGCGCATCTGATCGGCTATACCCGTCACTTGCACCAACGTCCTATCTAAAAATATAAGTTGGGTCGACATCTTACCGTCTATGACGTCCGCGGAGTCCTGGGAGATGGAACCAACGCCCTTGGACGAGGCCGTACGCCCGTCGTCCTCCTCTACCGCGTTACCGGTATTGAAATATTTGTCGGCCCAACCAAACTTACGGTCGAGGTCGTCGGCCAGCTCCTGCGCCTTCCGATCCAGATAATCCTGTTCCCAGTCGCTGATATAATCGTCGGACCAGAACTCGAGCAGCTTCTCCCGGATCTCTTTCATGGGATCGGACGCGGCGGCCTTGATCGACTCCGTGACCATGTTCCTTATCATCTTCCTCACGAGATCCTTAGCTGATTGGGCCTTGTCTTCCCCAGCTGACCATGCCTCGGCGTAAGCGTTGGCGAAATCGTCGATCGCAGATTTTATGTCACTACCGAAAATGGCGTCCTTGCCGGCCTCCTTGTTATCCGCTATGGTATTATTGATCTCGTCTATCTGGTCCCGCCACTCCTTGATACGGTCATTGTCGGTTTTCTTCTTGTCCTCCTCCTCCTTGATCTGGTTTTGGATAAGCACTTTTTGCTGTTCCAATAGCTTATTCTGCTGGTCGATAAGCTTGGAGGCATCCTTGGAATAGGCTTTCTCGATGGACCTGCCCAGCTTGTCGTACGACTTGTCCAACGTATCGATCTGATCCTGCAAACGCTGGATACGACTCTCGTTCTTCTTGTCATGGATCTTGGCGATAGAGGAGGCAAGGGATGTGACCACCCCGATAGCGGCACCGGCGGACGCACCGATCGGCCCGAACATCGCGCCGGCTTTCGCCCCGTCCATGGCGGAATTGACCGCGTCCATGGCCACATTCAAGCCTTCGGCAATACCGGACATAAGGTCACTACCGAAAGCGTCACCTAACTTGGAGAACGTGTCGGAGAGGAACTGTCCGGCTTGCATGATATCACTCATGCCGGCATCTATCTCAGCTAAGCCTTCTTTTAGTCTCTTTGTATCATCCCCAGCTGAGAACACCTTTTTAAGGCCGTTCGATACCTTGTTGAAAGACGTGTCCATCTGATCGGCCTCCTTATTGACGTTGGCGATCTCGTCCTTTATGGCCTGTAACTTCTCCGGGGACTTGGAAAGGATATCAAATTGCTCCTTGGTCAGGCCGAACAAGCCTTTTCCGTCGGAACCGGTCTTGAACTCGCCCTCATTGATATAATCAAGCATGGCCTGCGCCTCCTTGGAGATAGACCGTATATCGACCACCGTCCTCTTGCTCATGTCGGAGAATAGCTTCGTGATGATGGACGTTTTCTTCTGGGCCTCGTCATCGACGGCAGCCAGCTCTTTCTTCATCTCTTCACCAAGGGACAGCTTCTCACCCTCGGTAGTGGCCTTGTCCATCTTCTCGTTATAAAGTTCCGTGATAGCCTGACGCTTTTCAAAATATGAGCCATATTCTTTCAGGTACTCGTTCATGGCACGTTTCTCTTCCTCCAGTTGTTCCTTATTTACATTAGAGGTCAATCGCTCCCGTTTGACATATGAGTTCACCAAGGCTGTATGAATCTCCACGGTCTGTTCTTTAGTCAGTTTGCCGCCTTGAGCGTCTTTCCACTCTTTTTCCTTGGTAAGTATGGCGGCGATCTCATTGTCATAGTCTAGGTTTATCTGGGCGATCTTCTTTGCGGAACCTTCTTTCATTAGGTCGATCTCGGATTGCTGGTTCTGCCGGCGGAGGGATAGGAGTTCGTCTTGAAGTTTTTTTCGCTTTTCTAGTTCCTTTTTATCAATAGGTGTAGCTATTTTCACCTTTTCCTCCTCTTGTTGGCTACTAGCTAACGCCTCCGCCTTCGTACGAGCCTTCAATCCTTGTACGACTATCTCAACCGCTTTATCATGCTCAATCTTCAACTGCTCGTTCCGTTTTCGTAAACGACGTAACTCAAATGCCTCCGAAAAGCTGGTATCAATCCAACTTTTCTTGTCTAGCTGGGAGATTCGATGGTTATTTTTTGCAATTTCATCCTCTATGGAGTTTACGGTAGCGCGCTGTTGGGCCATGGTTCGCTCATCTATCGATTTAGAAAGCATCTTATTAGCCTCCGTCATATCCATCAACATAAACTTTTGCAAGGATAGATTTTTCAGTTCATCCGGATAGAGGGCTTGTAATTTCTCGTATGCCTCCACTTTCTGTAACATGGACTTGTTATCGTCGCGTAAAGCATTCAATAGTTCATCCGTTTGAGATCTCATGCCTTCTATCCAGTCCTTCATCTCTGCGACCCTCTTGTTATGGGAATCCAACGCCTTCTCTGATGCCGTCGCCTGTGTCGCAAGCTTGAAGATCGCATACCCAAGGGCCGTAACACCCGCCACGGCCAAGACATACGGATTCGCAAGGGCAGCTTTTCCGGCGGCCAACATTGCGACAGCCTGTTTTTTCAAAGCACCTGTAAGCAGCGCGGTTGCGGTCGTATGCTGAATCGTCGCCAGTCTGCTCAAAGCTGATGTCTTGATATAAGATCGTTGCGCCACTTGAACCAACAAAATAGCTGTTTTATAAGAAAGAAACGCTCCCGCCGCATTTTTCACCAATGCCTCAACCCTCGATATCGTCCCCTCGATATCATTGTTCTCAAAAGCCTCATTAAACGCCTTGGCGATATCTGACACCTCTTTCAATATCCTCTCTCCCATTGGGCGCAAATAAGCCTGTACATTATTCGCCAACAACGTGAGCTGATTATCGGCGGCGTCAGCCATCTTCTCAAACGCAGCCTCTGTCGCACCCAAGGAGCCCTGCAACTCTCCCAAATCATTTGCTGCCGCCTTTGCATTCTTTCCAGTCAAAGCCAGTGTAGCGGCCAGGCCTTCATCCGTGCCAAGCATTTCCTTCATCTTGGAAGCGGAACCACCAGCCTTCTCATAAATCAATTGTAATGCCTCTTGGAAAGTACGACCTTGGAAAGCGGCGTCTCCAAGTTCTCCAGCGGTTCCTTGGATAGCGGCACGGATCTGTGTCATAGCCTGCGCCGTCGGCGTTCCTTGCTTGGTCAATGAAGCGACAGCACCCAACACTTGGTCGATACTAATCCCATACGCGGCCGCAATAGGAGCAACTTGGGCTATGGAGGCTCCCAATTCGCCAAATGTAGTCTTACCCAACCGGACGGTTGTAAAAAGCTGGTCCGAGACCGTACCGGCTTCCTCCGCAGACATCTTATAAGCATTCAGGATCGTTGTAATAGCATCGGCTGCCGTCTCGGTTTCCGTAAGCCCTCCCACGGCAGCTTTAGCCGAAACTTCTAGGATCTTCATGCCATCCGCCCCGTCATGTCCGGCGGAAACAATGCTATATAACGCCTTGGCGGCCTCCGGAGCCTTGATCGGTATCTCTTGGGTTATGGATATGACCTGATTCATGAAACCGGTCATATCATCCGTTACCTGCGTGGAAATGGTCGCTACTTCCAGCATGTTTTTCCGGAACTCCTTCTCGAAGTCGTATGAACTCTTCGCGGCCTTGGCGAACGCCGTCGCCGCGCTGATACCGATACCACCGAATACGTCAAAAGACGTGATCTCACCGGCCAAGGTCTTGATAATCCCCATCGCTTCCCGTGTTCCCTCGTACATGCCGGAGTTATCAAGACCAGTAGCCATAAATAAGGCTCCATCCCTATTTCTGATTCCCATAATGCGTTTATGGTAAAATATAGGATAGCCTTTCATGTGAGACTGTCAACCGTTAAAAATTCACTTATAAGTT